ATATTTCCAACCTTCACCTGTAGTTTCAGCTCCATTTCCCATACGACTACCATAAACTAAATTAGCGATTTTTTCTGGTTTACGTTCATATAACTTAGCTTTTTCCTCTGTTGGAAAATATTTTTTAAATATTGTGAGTAAACCTTTAGCTCCGTAGTTTAAATTTTCATTTACTACTTTAAATCCACCTGATTCATGTCCACATTGGGCTAAGAAATGAGACAACTTAACAGCTGTGTCAATTTTAAACTTAGTCATTACTTCTGGAATTTGGGCGATTACTGAATCAGGAATATGTCCTTTTAATTTATTTAAATCCATATATTATAGTTTTAATAAGTTACAACACGGCCATAAATATCACTATCAGGATATCTCACTTCAAAAATCATTGGGTCAAGTGATGGATATACAACACCTTGTTTAGTTGCTGCTTTTATATCATATGAATAAGGTGAGTAATTACCACCAGCTAAGTTTTCAATATCTACTTTAATTACTGATTGAACTCCTTTAATTGAACCAATTAAATTATAAATATCTGAGTATATTACTGGTTGGTTAATTTGCCATTTAGAGATGTCAAAATAATCTTTTAATATATTAATACAGCCAGTTAATACTTCTTGTGAGTTATAAGCTGGAAGAATTGATATGTCAAAATTAATTTTTATATTAGTGTAATAAGCATCTTTAATAATAATAGCATCACTCATCATTTTATTATATGATAAGTATGTTTTTAAATTTTGTTTAATAACACTAGATGCTCTAGTTATCTTTCCATCAATATTATTTGATAAAATATAAATTGAAAGCGCTAATGGATTGTTATTAATAAAATTTTGCTTATCAATATCATTCGCTACTAAATAATCTTGAGTGACATAAGCTTTACTTATATAACCAAATTTAGCAGGCATAGATAAAGTACGAACTAAATAATCAGCCTTAGTTACATTTCTATTTTGAGTTGGAAAGTTAGCTAACGCTTGTAAACGAATTTGTTCTGTTGTTTCACCTGGTCCTCCGCCTGATGAAGGTGTGGAATTATTAAAACGAATTGATCCTTCAACTGTACTAACAATAGATGAATTTAAATTATAAGTATCAATATTATAATTAATAGAATTATTTAAATTAATATCATCAGATGGTAAATTAGCTGTTATACCACCTCCAACTAAATAAGTTACTGTTAAAGTAGTGTTTGAGGGAGCAATACCATATTGATTAGTATACATAAAGTTAGATGGATCATAAGCCATATCTAATTTACTAATACCATCTATTAATCCTATACCTACATTATCAGGATTTGGAATAATAACTTCATCTGGAGATGATATTACACCACTACCAAATTCTAACATTAGATTATTATCATCATCAAAACGAGTAACAAAACGTCTATCTACTTTTTTAGTGCGTAATAAGAAACGAGCACTATCATCATCCTGATAATAATTAGGTTCGTTCACTGGTAAATTAAGTGATTCATCAAATACTGTATCTTGAGCTAAATATGGTACTTCATACCATTGATTATTATCACTATCTGTTATACTTATAACTTCAATAATATTTGAATCATTTATAGTGACAATAGGAAATTGTTCAGGATTACCAAATGTGAATGTTGTTGTTTTAATTTGTCCTGATATAGCTTCTACTTGTTTTTTAAGTAAATAATATTGTGGGTTAGAAGTTGCTGTGTAATAAGAATAAACAGTTATTTCTGTTGGATCAAATGATGATGAAAATTTAAAATCAACACTATCTTGAGTTAGGAATGTTATATTAGGATTTGATACAGATTTAATACTAGAGTTTTTACCTACTCTAACTGTGTATCTCCAATCTGGGTTGTAATTAGGAGCACCATCAGATGGTATTAATTGATAAGCATCTAACATCACAGAGGCAGCTGTTGTTATTTTAGGTCTATAACCTAAAGCATAAGCTAACGCGATGATATTTTTCCTTTCCTGAGCGTAAAGAAGTAATGTTTCTTGTAATTGAGTATCAGTATAAAACGACAAAACATCCCCCACGTACGCTGCCATCTCCATAAACATGTTACCTGGAGCTGAAGGACTAAAGTCCATATAGCTATTCTGAAAGTATGTTCTAGCATAATTGATTAAGTCTTGTTTTAAAGTACTAAAATCCTTATCAAAATATTTTATATCTGGTACGTTTGCCATTATTGATTTATTAAGTCAGTTGTTGAAACATTAATCACTAAGTTATCATTTTGATTATTTATAGAATAATCTAATATTAAATTAACTAAGTTTTGATCTGAGAGTAATCTAATACCTATATTACGAATAATAATATTTGGAACATAAGCATATATTTCTTGTTCTAATCTAGCTGCCACTGTGTCAAAAGCTGTATCTGGTTCAAATAGAGATGCTCTTAAGTTTCCACCAAATAAAGGATCAAAAAATCTCTCACCTTTATTAGTTAATATATAATTAATTAAATTAGATTTAACTTGTTCTTTAGTTGTATATGTTTGATTAAAAACATTTTTACCATTATTAAAAAGAACATTAATACCTATTCCTCTAGGCTGTCCTACATCTTGTGGGTTGAGTCTATATGTTGGTCTATTTAACATTATATTTTACCGTCTTGTTTCATTTTTCCCATTAAAGCACTAAAGTCAGGTACAACATCAATTTTAACAGCATTAATATCTCCTGCTGGTCTAGTATTAGCTAGCATTTGGTCTACACTATTTACTACTTGTACTTCATTCATCATTGGTCCACCAAACCCTTGAGCCATTGATGAATCCATATTACCTAATGATTGCCACTCACTAGTTTGTCTAGTCTCATTTAAAATATCATTAAGTATATTATTATTAGTAAAATTCATAGGTTTAGAAGGCTGTGTAGGTCTGGCAGGTTTTATAGATTCAACCATGGAATTTTTCACAGTAGTTTTCTTGGCCTCCGCCACTACTGGTTTAGGCTCTGGGGCCTCTAATAGTATTCCTAGCTCTTCCCTCACAACAGCTTGTACTTCTTCACGTATAACTTTGCGTAATAATTTAACAAATGTGTCTGCTTTCATGTCTATAAATATTTTCGTTATCCAAGTATTAACTTAAGTTCTTCAATTAATTCATCAGCTCTGCGTGTTTTACTAGGAGCTGTTTGAGTTATTTTCATTTTACTATAAGCATCATAAGCGACCGCTTGTAAATCACCTGATGGGGTTGTTATGACTTCAATTATATAATTGCGTACTCCATTATTATATAAATTAGATTCTGTTTCTTCATCATTATTTATTATCTCTTGTGGTGATGTAGGGGTTATTGTTGGATCTACATTTATATTAAAACTTAATCTATCAACTTTAATTTTAGCTCTATTTAATATTTGTTGTAAAGTTTGTAATGTTGATTGTATAAAAGTTATTAACAATATATAATTATTAATTTTATCTTCTTGTTGTTTAAATAATTGATCATTTAATTCTTTATTAATTGGGTATTGAGCAGCTATTGGTTTAGATGGAGATGGACTCGCTAAATCAGGACTTGAAGCAGCCGCTGTGACTAATAGTTTTTTCTTTTTTATTTGTAATTGTACTTGAAGAATAGTTAAAGCTGTTTTTACTAATTTAAGTGTAACAGATATACTATTAAGTATAACTTTAAGTGTTTTAAGAGTTCTTTGTAATTTTAATTTTTTTCTCTCAAAATCTTTTTTATATGGAGAAAAATCACCTGAAAATTTAGGATAAAAAATGACAATAGAGTCATTTTTAACTTCAGTACGACCTTTATTATTTAATTTCTTTTTTGTTTTTTTAATTAAATTACTGATTGTAGCATTAATTACTTTATCATTATTAATAAATTTAATTATCAATGATGTTAAAATACCTATAACAGCTGTTTTGGCTACTGTTGGGTTATTTTGATCTTGTAAAGAGTTTGATAGATTATCAAATTTATCTTGTTGCTCTTGAGATATTTGTTTTACTTTATCTTGATTAGATTTAAATTTATCTTGAATATTATTCATAGCAGACCCAGCGGCGGCCTGAAATGGGTTATTTGTTATATTTGGTCTATTAATACTCATTATATAGTAAATGATTTAGTTGACTTAAAATTAACCATATTAGCTTTAACTTGAGTTAATTTTCCTCTTAACATAGTTGTAGCAGGAGTTAATAATGCTGACATTAATGGACCAGGAGCAATAGCTGCTGATTGGACCATATTACTGTATAATGATATAGCGTCTATTAACTCAATTAAAATTTTTTCTAATTCATCAGCTTTTGTTATTGGTTCTGGTTTGCCATTTATATCTAAACCTAATTGCATTCTAGGAGCATTAACTAAGAACATATTTTGCTCTTTATCACTATCCTCAATACCAACATCAATTGTTACTTTCTCACCAGCTGATAAATTAATATATTTTTGAGCGTTTAAAAAAGCATTATCTGAACGAGCATTTAAAACAAGTCTACCTGATGATAATTGTATTTGCTCACCATTATATTCTTTAGGTGTTTCTGGTGGAACTTCATTTGTTTTTTCTTTAGTATTATTAACAACACTACCAACTAAAACATTAGATTCACCAATCACACTATTAGTCACAACACTAGCGCTACCTGTTGTAGCATTTCCTGTTGATGGAACAGCTGTTCTAGTTGGTATATTATCACTTTTTAATAATCCAACACTTGTAAGTGCTCCAAAATGTGTTGGACTATTAGAATTTGAGGCTCCATTAACTATACCTTTTCCTCTAGGTTGTGAATTTCCAACAAAAACATTACTAGCGGGAACTCCATTAGAAACAGCTGTACGAACAGTATTTGTTGTATTCTGTGATGGAGCATATGGTTCAATTATATATAATTTCTTATTATCGACATTTGGATTTTTACTTATATCTCCTGATTTTGCACATCCAGCGCTAAAAAGAAATATAGGTATTTTAGGATTTTGACTGATGAAATTTAAAACATCAGTTGTGGAAGTGTTATATCTAAATCCTTTTACATTTTTATTAAATCCAATTCCTTTTTTTAATAAATCTACTTGTTGATTAATAGAATAATCTCCTGCTCTATAATCAAGACCACCTACCAAAACAGCATCATAAGCATTATTTGATGTGTTTGAAACATTATTTGTTGTCCCAGCTTGTGTATTTATTAAATTATTAGACATTCATTTCAAATTATTATTTAACAAAAAATCCCCAATATTCCCAATGCCATACTTCATCAACTCCTCTACCATCAGCTAATCTATATGGATTATAAAAACCATATTTAGGAGCATTAGTAGCAAACCATTGATAAAGAGGATTGGTTGCTCTAACTCTAGCATTAGCAGCTGGATCTCCTTTATCAACTCCTCCAGTGACAGCACCATGTAATTCAGAAATATCTATAGCAATAGCCCAACCATGAGGAGAACCACCTGGTTTAGCTACTGTACGTCCAGATCCTAAACTTCGTTGATGGTTTATATCTCTATAAGCTGATGTTAAAGTCCATTTAATATTATTTGATTTTCCTAATTGTAATAGAGCTAAATATTGCCTAGCAGCTTCAGGATGTAATAAGTACCAACCTCCTGTGCCATTATAAACATATTGACCTCTACCTCCTTTTCCTACACCTATCAAAGCACTCATAGGTAAGTTACCATTTTGATAACCTGCTGCTTTAAAATCAGGTGGACCAGGATAAGCACTTGCTCCTACTTTACTAGTGGCAACATTTAATATAGTACCTAAACCAGGTTGGAGAAATCCTCCTCCACCACCACCTATTCCAGTTGGCCCTCCTGTCACTCCAGTAATTGATACTGATGATGGTTGTTCCATATCAGGATTATCTTCTTCAAATTCACCTATTTCTTGTTCTAAAAATAATTGAAATCCTTCTTGATCAGGTAATTCTTCAAATTTAAAATCTTGAATATCTTCTTCAACAGGCCCAACAGGGGTAGGTGTGACTGTAGGAGTTGGAGTAGGTGTTGGTGTTGGTTCTACTGAGGGTAAAGGTGTTGGAGTGATAGTAACAGCAGGTGTCACTATATTCTCAGCTTTAGCTGGTTGGTTATTTATATTTAAAGATTGTTGATTAGGATTACCTAAATTAATACTAGCACCTCCTTGTTTGTACATTCCTATAAATGAAGATACATTATTAGGATCATTAGTAGCTATTTCTCCTTTATCACTGCTTATACTACCTGATCTTAATGCTTGTAAATATTCTTCATTATTACCACTAAAAAGAAAAGTATTACCGTCCTTAGATATATTAATACCATTAGAACTTTCTCCTATAATCTGACGATCAAGAGAATTTGATATTCTTTTATATTGTTTTTGTTCAGACATTTTATACTACACCTACAATTTTAGATATTTTATTACCACCTTGAGCTATTAATGAATTTTGTTTATTTCCTTTACTTAATAAATTAGCATTATTTATTCTTCTTCTAACAAAAACTGCTGTTAATGCTCCAGAGTCTTTAACTCCAGATTGATAAGCTTTTCTTATATCTCTAGCCCAACCTTGAAACCATCCAGGTCCATTCCATTGAGCATATATAAAATTAAAAAGTAATCTACCATCAGAAAATATAACATCTTGAATTTCTTTCTCAGGAACATATCTATTAAGAGTACCTGTAAATAGCGGCTCCATTATTTGAACAGCTAAATCAAGTAATTGAGTTTTTAATGGTTCAGGAGGTATATAATTCCATTTCCATGATGTGGAAGCATTATTTTGATCTAAAATACCCCAAAATTTCTTACATGGAACACAGTCAGCTATAGCTTTACCTCCAGCTTTTCTATCTAAACCATACATTGTTTCTCCACTATTACCATATCTACCATCTTTAACTCTACCATCCTTTAACATATTAGGATGATAATATCCTCCTTCTAAATTAAGAATAACAGCTATAGTTACATCTCTAAAAGATTTTACTTCTTTTGTGACTGGTCCTGATGTGTAATTGGCTGGTCCATTAAATCCCATTTGAGAATCATTATATGATGGATTATTTGTTTGTCCTCCACTAGTGTCAGAAATATTATTAGCATTAACTGTGCCTTGAATATCAACTGGATCTAGATAATATGTTGTCCTGTTATATTGATTTGAGGGATCATTATCTAAAGATTGAACAGGACCATTCACTAAAGGAACAATATTATCAATAGCGGGTACTTTTTGATTTGTACCGTAAAAAGGAAATGCTTTACCTTTTTTCTCTCCACCTTTAGTTACTCTATCTCCTAATGGTGTATAAATAATAGATTTATCATCATTTATTTGAACAACAATACCATAAATGTATGTGTTTTGATTTTTATTATAATATGATGATCCACCGCCAGATCCACCTCCTCTACCTTTACGTCGACCTGGACCTCCTCCTGTTGTTATAGTTGCTCCAGTTCCCATTATTTATTTTCAAGTTGTTTTGGTTCTTCAATTTTAATACCACTTATTTCTTGGAATAATAATTCTTTATCACGATCACTTAATATACCCCCATCACCTTCACCAGGTGTTTGAGACATAGCACGTTGAACAATACCAGCCATTTTAATTAAGGCTTCATCATTTTTAACAGCTATTTCCATATATTCTTTAAGTAATGGAACAAGCATCATTGCATCACCCGGCTCTTGAATCATTGGTTTGAGCTGGTCGATTAATGATTTAATTTCCTTTTCTTTACGGTTAGCGTTCTTGTATATATCCTCAAGAAGACTTGAAAAGGTTTTATCCTTAAATATAACTTGGTTAAAATCCATATTAACGTTTAATATAAATATGGAAGGCGAAAAGATTTATAACGCCATAGTGATACGTCCATGCTCGTAAAACTCATTATATTTACGAACATATATGACTTTTAAACGCTTGATAATTTTAGTTATCTGAGGTGTGGATGCGTCAGTCATTTCTTTAATATAGATGTATAATGCCTTCTTATTAAAAATATCTAAATTTTCACTTTTTCTAAATAATTCAATAATAGCGTCTGCTATTTGAGCATCACGTTGTTTAGGAAATAATATAAACATATTATGATCAACATATTTAGTAAATTGTTTTAAAAATGAAATAGGCTCAAGATCATGAGCTATCTCACTAGTTTTCACTAAATCAGTTAATATTGTTTTATCTTCATCAACAGCGTCAACAGGTGCTTTATCTTTTAACTTTTTGTAATTCGCATTATTGTATAAAATAAGATAGCGTTTAGCAATAGTGCCGAAATAAGAATAAGCCTTGCCTTTACTTTGGTCATATAAATGTAATTTTTCTAATAAAAAAGCAACAACCTCATGCTGAAGTTCAGGTATTGTGTCTACTTCTGTATAATAAAATTTAAATGTATGAATAATATTTTCAGTTAACTTATGGAAAGCATAGTTAATTTTTTCATTGAATATTTTATTTCGTTTTTTAGGACTTCTTAATTTTAAATACTCAATAATAGCATCCTCAGTTTCTTGAGTGAAATAGTTAATTGACTGTTTTGGTTTGCGTTTACGGACAGTCCCCTTCTTTGTTAATAATATTTCTTCACTCATCTTAATTCTTCAAATAATGGTTTAATGAATCTTGGATGTTTTGTAAACTACGGAAGAAAAAACCAATCTGGTCATCTGATTTAAATGCTTCTGTTAGATCAACCGCATTGAGTTGTTTATTTGATTCATCAACAATAGCTGATATACTGTCAATAATAATTCTTTGTTGGGTAGCAATTTGTTCTAATTTGGCTACTTTTTGATTTAGGTTCCAAATAATATATCCAAATATTGTAAATATCCAAAGTGCAATTGAAATAATTCCTAATATCATATATTTTTCATTATGTCGGCTAAAGCGGGATTAACCATTTTTTTAAGGGCTTTCTGTTTAACAGCCGAATTATTTTTATTTAAATTAAAATTGTCTTTTTTAGGTTCTTTAGGAGTTATTTGTTTTGGTCCAAGTAGTTTAGGTAACCACTCTTGTTCAAATTCAACTCGGGCAGCCAATAAATCAGCTTGATGAAGAACATATACAATTGAAGTACGAGGTTTAGTTTCAGGTGAAAAACTCAATAAATAAGCTTTATTTGTTTCATCATATAAACCATCATGAGTTCTAATTGCTAAAAATTCGTTTTTAGTATATTGAATACCATTACTCATTAACAAATATAAACCACGATCAGGTACAGTCATATATTCAAGACGATCATTGAACATATAAGTTTCATTTAATTTATCTCGTCTCCATTGATCTGTTTGTTCAATGTATGATTCATTTTGTTCATCACCAAATTTACCTAAGTCATGATTGATAGCTGAGAATACAAGTTCCTCAGTTGTATAAGTATCTATCATTCCAAATGAACGCCATACTTGGTCTAATTGAAGAGCAGCGTCTACAACTCGATTTACATGATCAACATAACCACCTGGGAAACAATTATGATACTGTGATTTATGAGATG